GACCTGCCGATTATTACCGCGCTGAATAATGTGTTGCGGAATGCCGGGCAGGCAGATCCTGGGTAATCGCGCCATCTATCTTCCTTGACAGTGGTGATTGGTTTTCTTGCAGTATAGCTGATGTAGCTTTGCGGATGGATTCGAGTTTTCACACTGACCCCAAACTTCCAAACTTCACAGATTCACTTGCGTTGCGGCCTGTAGCTTTGCCAGCGCAGAACTTACAGCATGCAATTACCCGCATACTGCTCTGCTGTACTACCGGGGTGAATGAGTAATTCCCCGGACGGGACTTTAACCCGCTAGACACGTTGCCGATGACGGCGTGCACACTGACCCCAAACTTGAATTGCGGCCCTACAATGAGCAATAAACTCTACAACCAGTAAGCCTCTCTAGAGGGTTTGTAGGGTCGTTAGAGGCGTTGCCTAGTACGTAATAAGGCACCATATCAGTAATAAAATGACCTACGTTACCAATAATTCCACCAGGAGAAACATAATTAAATGATGCGGCGTTAACAACATTTAAAACAGGATTTCCATTAGCGGAAAAAATGGCTTCCGAACTAGAAAACCACCCATTCGCCTTTATCATTTTCATATTGTCTGATGCTCCAGGCCCCATCGTATGATTTAATTTTTTAATTCCAGCCATTGAGCTATATTCTTTTGCATTAGCAGCCTCTAGATTTCTAGGGTGCTCATTAAAGTAATTACGATTATAATGTGCATACTTTGATGTTGATATAAGGAATGAGTTTTTAAAGCCATCTTTAAAGTCACCACCAGTTAGCTCTGACGACACACCACCAGCAACACTTTCTGCTGCTACACGCTGCCCACTCCAATTACTTCCATAATATCCACTCACAGCACCAGATAACGCTCCAGTAGTAGCCCCATCACGAGCACCTTCCAAGGCTCCACGCAATGTCCCGGTAGCAGCATAACCAGTCGCCGCACCAATCACCGCTCCCGACACTGCTCCTGCAATTGCACTTCCCACAAGTTGAGCAGCCGCGAATTGGGCCCCAGTGATCGCCATAGCACCGCCCGCCGCGCTTACAGCACTCCCCATAAAAGCAGCCATTGCAGCCCCCCCGTATAAACAGCCGCTACTATCACCACAATAATCACTACCGCCTTCTTAATCTTCCTCCACGCCTTGCTCAACCAACCAAAGCCATCCATATCTATTCGCGACAATGGATTGTTATCAACATATGAGTAACGATTAAACCCTTGCGTGCTCTTAGCATACTTAACCTGCGGGTCAGCACTCATAAATCGCCCAAGCGTCGGGTCGTAGACTCGGCCATTCATATGAATCAGCCCAAGCGCAGCCAGGTGCTCATGACCAGTAAAACCAAGCGTGGTGATGCTGGAGGTAAGCAGACACGTGGGGTCTACTCCATTGCACGGCGTTACACGGCGCTTACCGAATGCGTCATAACTCAGGCGTTCAATAACGGTACCCACTTCATCGGTAATCGCATCTATCGAACCAAGATGGTCTTTATGAAAATAACGGGTATCAGAAGTGGCGTTATCACGCTCTTGATAGGTTGCCACCATGCCCGACCCGCCATAGACATAATATTTATGCGTGACCACGTTATTCTTGGTCTGCTTCTCATACAGGGTATTGGAATTACCAACCGGCTTGAGATAGATCGTCGTCCCTTCATTGTTGGTCTGGACGATACGCCCTTGATTCGGCGCATAAGCAAAGGTCGAGTACGTGCCACCCGCCTGAATGTCGTATGGCTTATTAGTACTGGTATATGAAAGTGTTCTGCCCGCCCCTGACACCATATTTCCGTTGGCATCATAGCTATAGGTATTACCACCGGCACTGGTCACTGCATGTGGGCGCACTGAATTCACGCCACTGGCGGGGTAAACATAGTCATTAGCACTCACGTCAGACTTATTGATGATATTGCCGACCGCGTTGTACTGATAGTTTTTTGTCACTGCAAACTCGACCAGCTCGGCTGATGTCAGGCGATTAAGATCATCATAAAGAAAATTTTCGCTATACCCCTGATTATCATCGATCCTTTGCTTGAGGTTGCCTCCCGCATCGAAGTCATAACTCAGCGACTGAACACCGCCCATATTTCCTGTTGATATCGCAGAAACAAGGCCAGACGAACCATTGAAGCTTCGAAGCGTATCAATACTGTTACCCAGCGTTTCCCAGGTAACCTGCCCGGCGGCATTGACTACATTAGCCGTCCAGTAAGCGATACTGGCATCAGATTTCTGAACCTTTTCGAGATATCCATTTGCGTTATAGACATTTTGAACAGCAAAGGGCGTCGCGCCGGTACCGACGGGGTAGGTAATGGTATCCACCTTACCATCTGCGGTATAGGCGGTACTCATGGTGTAGTCGACGGCAAGGATGGCGGTAGTGACATCTAAGCCACGTCCATAGCCATCATAGCCATAGGTTTTTGAGTAGGCATCTTCCGGGCGTGTCACGGCATGCAACTTGCCGATACCGTTTAATGCCGTGTCATATGCCCAGGTAGTAGTGCCATCACCATCGACACGTCCTATCATCCGCCCGAGCTTGTCATACTGCATCGTGGTCGTCTGAAGTTTGGCATCTCGCTGCCAGTTCATCTCACCCAGTACGTTGTAACCGTAATCCCAGTACCCCATATCAGGGTCATCCATCCAGATTTTATGGCCACGAATATTGAAGCCCATTTTGACTTCATTACCCAGTGCATCGGTAACCTGAATCAAGTTGCCAAAGGGGTCATATTGATAATGAACATTGTTTCCAAGTGCATCTGTTACCAAAACCAGCTTCCCAATGGCATTAACAGTGCGACTACTGGTCTGTAACAAGGGGTTAGTAACGCTGGTGGTCTTTCCAGCATATATATAGCTGGCAGACCCAAGTATTCCATCGGTTGTTTCAGTGAGCGGCCGGCCTAACTCATCGTAAGCATAGGTCGTCCATACTTTTGAACTGCCCGAAAAATAGTTACGTGATACACGAGTGACTTTTCCGTGTGCATTATATTCAGTATCTTTATAGACTAGCGACCCATCAAAGCCAGTGGTACAGCGCTGCACCTCTCGCGAGAGTTTATCGAAATAAATGACTGTTGATGGCGCACCTGTTTTTGTAGTCTTAATAAAGTGAGCAGCATTCAAAGATGTGCTGGAACAACTCAGATCACTCCCGCTGCCATAGACTGTCGCGGTCGATGTTCCATCCGCACGCAACTCATTTGAAGCTCGACCAAAGGCATCATAAACCCAGGTTGTTGTCAGCAGGTTTGGCCCGGTAAGACTTATAATCTTTCCAGTAGCCGCATCATATAACCTTGTTTCACTATGCCCTTCCGCGTTAGTAATCACATAAGGGAACTGGTTATTAACCAAATCATAGCTGGTCGTTGTAATGCGTGGTTGCGCTAGATCTGCACCCGTGACCGTTGATTTGGTTTTATTGCCATTAAGGTCATATTCATAAGCCGTTGTCACCCACAAAGAGGGATTATTAGGCTCGATTGTCTCGCTCATCAGCAGTCCATTAAGTGAATCATAAGCAAAAGAAGATTCGCGTGACTGCGGCGGTTGACCCGGAATGGTGTTGGTGACCTTTGAACTGGTGATCACACCGAGACGCCAATTAATAACATCGTTAGTAACCGTGCTGTCAGTTTGACGCGTAAAGGTTTCTAAGCCATCCGTGGTGCTAGTGGTGCTAGTGGTGCTATAACGTGGATTACCATATAGATCATAACCAGAGGTCGAGTTAGTCACCGTTGAGATGAGGCTTCCATCGGTCTCGTATTGGCTCTCAATACTTTGCGCCAGATATGGGTAACGCATTCCAGCATCAGATAGCATTGTGTCGTAGCTATAATCAACACGTCGAAGCAGCGTATTATCACTCAACCGCACCTCGCTATTATCGACACGGCCGATGTATTCGTAATTACCAGGGTCTTGCAGGTGCTCTGTACGCGTTGTGATGCCTGTTTCTTCATCGACTGTTTCTTGCCATTGAAAACCCAGATAACCACGACCTAAACGATGAGACTTCGCACCGCCATAGGTATAACTCATTTTATAACTGCCACCGATACCATTATCCGTTTCATGGCTAGCAACCACATACATTGGTGATTGTATATTTACAACGTCAGGAAATTGCGGTGGTGATTGGTCTTTTGTATAGATTGTGTTATCGGTTATTGGTAAATAATTAATCGAAGTTACATGGCCATTCCCATTTGTTAGTGATTGAAGCAAATCGTTAGCGCCAAATACTTGTTTATTACACTGAACCCCAGCACCACCTCGAGCGCAAAGATCAGCCTTGCCATCACCGTTCAAGTCGGAATATCTAATCGTTGAATAGTACTTCGCTTCTCCCCATCCATCAGCATCACTGAGCCCAGGACCACTAAAGGCACTGACAAAGCCATCCCCAGTGCCGATCCAGCAGTGAACCCCAGCACTTCCTCGAGCGCAAAGATCGGCCTTGCCATCACCATTTAAATCTGCATACGAAATTGTCGAGAAGTGCTTCGCTTTCCACCACCCAGCAGCATCACTGAGCCCGAGGGCACTAAAGGTCCTAGTGAATCCATCTTCAAAAGCATTCCCCCAGTCTAGTACTATTGCAGGCTTACATTCCCTAGAAGAATTAATATCATCAAAACCACATTCTTCAATATTGTCAATGCGAGACTTGCTTGTTGAGGGACTCAGATTCAGCTCATAATTTAACGTATAATCGCGTATGTTTGATGTTCCTACAAACGTTTGTATATGGGTTAAACGCTTTGTAGCCTTAACAAGGCCAGCTCCTACATATCTGGATGAAACATCGGCCCTATCTTCGTAAGTAAATGCAACATGCCGCTGACCATTGGCATAAGAAATACTATCGATCCTGTATTCCCCATTAGAAAAATCTTCAATGTAGTTAAAGTTTAGTTCATTGCCAACTGTATCCTCCACTTTATTGATCGCCCATACGCGAACGCTCGGGTTATTTGACCCATTAGCTTCAATGCGAGAATCAGAAGTATAGCCATACTCGATTGTCTGGCCGGATTTAGTCAAAACAACAAAATAGGCATAACCAGTTCCTTGAGTGCTATAACCAATTATTTTTGAGAACGTTTCTATTTCTGTTCTGTAGCTTGTACCCGAGCCATAAAGGGCGATGTTATCTGTACCGGTGGGAATTAAGCGTTGACCATCCAAACAAAACCGGTCGTTCGTGTCAAAGTTGATACCCCCCTTAAAACCATCTTGTACTATGGTTGCCGGACAACGATTAATAACAGACTGACCACCGAGACCCCACCCCATACCGAGCAGACCATTACCACCCTGACTGTTGTAAGTCAAAGCCAGCTGCGGTTGCAGCCCTGCAATGCCAGGTGGTACATCGATAGGAATGGTATAGGTTGCTGCGCCAGAAGGGCTGGTCGCAAACGAACCACTCACCGCGCCATAAAACGGGGTCTCGGCTTGAGCTTCAAATGCAACAAGAAAAAATGGAATTAGCGTTACCAGAAAAAGCTTTCTGAGAGGCTGCTGGCTAAAGTGCCAAAATGCGCTAGTAACATCCATCATCGACCCGACCTCGTATATTGTTTTTATTGCCCCAACTTATACACAAACACAAACCAGATATCGAGTGTAAAATTTCATAGCCGCTATAAACCGACAAAATCCTACACGGTTTTAAGAGTTTCTTTACATTTTAAGCATCAAGCACAAACCGCTCTCACTAAAAAAATATTCGAAGCCCTACCAGCTTTGCGCAAAAGGTGTCGCCATTAAACTTGCAAAAAAGCCCCCACTTCATAAAAAGGGGAGCCTTAAATATAGACGAACAACAAAGTCACTGAGACAATCTGTTTTTGCCATCTGTAGGGGGGTGTTAATAATGCGACAAAGGGGACTAGGGGGAAAGAACACAAAATCGCCCTAAAAACACCAACTTAGTGTAATTTATCACAAAACACGATTTACAACCATTTTGCGACAAAAACCACCGAATTGTTACTTTTTACCAGTAAAAAACCACCGGAATGCTGGTAAAGAAGTACCATTAAATTACCATTAAACTCGATTTAATAGCCTTTCAAACCGGATTTACCAGTTTTTTATAATCAATTCCGAAGCGCGTTGCGCTTTTCCTCCCCCTGCAACGGTGTAGTTAATAGCCACCTTTTTGATATCCAGTCCCTTAAACACACGCCGCATTTCAGGGTGATCATTTAGGCTGATAATCATCTTACCCTTCATCGACTTTGCAGCCTCAGCGAGCGCCTCATATTGTTCCATGCCAAAATCAACGCCATATCCCACAGTGTCCCAATATGGCGGGTCGGCATAGAAAAACGTGTAATCTCGCTCGCCATTAATATCGTTCAGCACCTCCGTTTTGGTCGGTTCCTTCATAAAAAACAGTGCTGCAGCACCACAAAATAGCTCCACATAGCACTGATGTTCAGGGAACAGTGGCAGCAGATGTTTAGCCAGGCGGCGTTTACCGCCTATCCACGGAATAATAGGTTTTGACATGATGAGCCTCTAATTTTATTGGTTTTTTGTGCTAGGCTAACCACGCTGTGTACACAGTTGGGAAGCCTTGGCTGGCTCACGATTTTATCGATCGTGGGTTGGTGGTCGGTCAGATGTTGATGCATCTGGCCGGTCGCTTCTTTCTTCTTGAGATATAGCCCAAATAGGCCGATAATGTTGTTAGCTGTACCGCGCTGAGCGCTGGAAAATCGCCATGCCAGCGGTTGATCCTGACCTAGCATCAGTGACATCCAATGTGGGAGGTGGCGTCCCTCCAGCGCGGTCACAGTTTCCCCTCCAGCACGTCATACACCCCTTTGTTTTTCAGCGCACTCAATGGCACCAGCGTGCCAGTACGTACCGTGTTCATTTTTATCGAATGGCGATTCCCATCCAGCGCACGCGCCTTAGTCTTGTAGTTCATTTTCACCACAAACTTACCGTGGCGCTCCTCTCCCGGAACAGAGAACACATAAAAAATGGCAGGCTGATTTTTATCCAGCAACACCGCCTGCGGCTTAGCAATAATCTCAGGCATCGCCCGTACCATATCCATCGGTATATGCTTACCGTCTTTCGCATCACGCACCATATGCATAATGTCTTTGTCACTCACCGTAATCACCGCCGTCGTCGGAGCCTGGCCCCGGCGCACCAACTCATCCACCGTCTGATGGCCTAAATATCCAACCGTGCGAATCTCACCCAGCGGCCGTTTACGATCAAGTAGACTATTGGCCCACGGAGCAAACTGTTTTTGCAGATGAGGAGAAAGATCAACAGCACTATCCAACGCAGCGCGACGCATCGAATCTGGCAGTGCCATCAACTTACTACCAAAATCAATGTCAGGCCCCAGCCATGCCTTGCCCACGTTGTAATCCCAACCCACATCAATACCCTCTGGCACATCACCATAAACCTCGCCAGATTTGGTATTGATCCGTTCGGTGCGCTTGATAACCGGAGCCTCAGACAACTCACCACCTTCCCGGTCTAACTGCCGCTGCGAAAGCGACCGCGTCCAGCAAAGGCAGCCATAACCATCCGGCGGATAATGTGTATTCCACCAGGGGTCATCAATCGGCAGCGTTGTCAAATGCCACTGGCGATGCAGCGGTCGCGTCGTATTCTTAAGCACACTCAGTCGCTGAATGTAGGGCCGTGTCTCTTTGGTACGCTGAAACTGTTGCCAGCGCCCAGCCGCTCGGGCCGTGCGCATGTTCGTGTCATAAATTACTCTGGTACGCCAGCCGCGTTTACCCTTATACGTCCAGCCGTGATCCTGAACTGCTTTATCAAACCCCTTTCTAAAATCGGTAATCGTCGTGCCGTTGGTAAGCGCATCATCAATGAGCTTATTAAAATCTTTTAGCAGATCAACCTTAGTCGCACCCGCAACCGTAAAGCCTTTGGCGTTAACTTCACCCAGCATCGAGTCCCAATGTTCAGTCGGGATATTGAGCTTGCCTCTAAAATGCTCGATTGCTTCCGTGAACGGAACGGAGCCGAGGGTGGGTTCAGGCATATGGTACCGGCTTTAAATCTTTTTTAAGATACAGCGGGTGCCCCGGCTGACCGTTCTTAGTGGTAGTCAAGCAATGCAGCGGACGAACCATTTTACACACATCACTAGCTCGACCGAGGTGCGGGCCGTTAGTACCCCACGCAGCTACAACCATCGTCGCATCACAACATACCTGTTTAATATATCCATCATTGCCAATACCAACAGGGTCAGCATGAGCCATCATCTCCAGTGGGTCAGTTGCACGCAGTGCAAAGAGGTTGACCATATAGAGGCCACCATAACCCCAGGCCTTTGCATAATTGATACAGCGCCGAATGGTTGGATCATCAGTGATCTTATCAGCGGTCGACGGGTTCAAACCGATAAAGACAACATACGGTTTATTAACTTCCCAGCCCCGCCATAAAAGATAGCGATAACGCCGATCGATTGAAAGCACTGCATCAGATAGCACTTTTTACCTCACCCTCATGATCCTCAATATTCTCAGGTGGTGAAGGCTCTTTATATCTTCCTTCGCGCAACGCTTCACGGTGCCCACATTTATCATCGAGAACATCTCTCAGATGTCGAGCAGTAAAACCCACTTGTGGAAATTCAGAAACACACCAGAAATTCATCTCATCGAGAACACAAACTTTCAACCAGTGTTTATGAGCCTTAATCTCTCGCCGCTGTGCCTTTTTACTCAACGCTTGAAAGTGCCCCGATATCTTGCCGATAACCAGACACAGCACCCCCAATAGAAAAATAATTGCCACCAGGCATAAAACAATATGCGTTAAGTCATGAGCCATCTCATTCAAGGGTGGCATCATGTTCTGCGCTTCGTGCGAGGATGAACCTGTATATGCAGGTGCAAGTTGCTACCTTCGCCATGTAGCACCGCGCAGGTTAATTCTGGCCTACGGCGATCATACTGCCATTTGGCATTTATCAGCTGTGCAATACGATCACCAACAGCGGCATTGCGCATTCTTAAATCAGCCCCCCGCAGCGGTAACGTACCATGCACACCCGCATCATCTATCCGGTACAAACTGGTAATCGTAAATACAATGCCGGTTTCAGATTCCAGACAGACCAGAATATTACGCAAGTCCTGGTCAATAAATTCAAGCTGTGCAATATCAATGTTCATTTATTATCTTCCTGTTCTAGCGAAACCATTGTTAGAGAAAAAATAGCTAGTTCACCATGCTCATTCATAACATCTCGAATTTTTTGAGCTGCAATTTCAATTTCCTGCTGTTGCTCTTCTGGTAACTCGCTGATAATGCCTTTAAGTAAAAGTCCTTCGGTAGTCGTCATCCCGCACCCTCCATACCTTGCAACATAGACGCCATCAACGCATTCCCCGCTTTATCAGCTAGCGCTTTTGGTTGATCATTCAACAACACATTTAACGCCTGCTTATACTCAGCCAGCGATTTACCATCCGCCTCAAACTGTGCCAACATCTGGCCAGCTTGTTCAATTATTTTTTCTAGTTCGACATCCGCCTCATCGGCGGCCATATTAGTGGCGTTGGTTTCTTCACTGTTTTCATTGCCGGTAAAATCAGTACTGCATCGCGGGCAGCTATGTGCGCTGAATTCAGACGGTCGGTCGGTGGGTAGTGTTGGCGCTACGCTGCGCTGGAGTACTTCCTCACCATCTTGTGGCACCGGTACTTGCAGCGCGTCATAGGCCCATTTTTTCGGGACATCGAAAATCTCGGTAGCCGTTTTTATGAAATCAATCCTTTCTTTCTGTACCTCTTCTTCTTGGTAAAACTGAAACTTCGGCGGCACGGCACCTGCAACATTAACCTCGGTAATCCAGGCAAACAGCTCATCCATTGTTGAGCAGATAATTTCACGGCCAGAACCATGTACATTTTGCTCGCGCTCCATCGCCGATTGGCTTGCGGCATTACTGCCGACGCCCTGATTCTCTGTCGCCTGTGTCTGGCTGGTCATCGCCTTCGATATCTCACGATTACAGAGATTAATAAAAGGCTCTTGTACCGGCTTGCCGCTGTGCTTGGTTTCAATCAGGCTGGCACTGCCCCCTTGCTGAAAAGCAATGATCGCATCCTCGACCATCTTAGATGCCAGCTCAACGGCTTCATTTCTCTGGTCATCCGTCGAGCCAGCAGGCATCTCAATCGACACCCACGGCATGCCATACTTTTCAACAAACTTGGAATAAAACTTAAACCCCGCATGCTTAAAAACATACGGCCAAAAGCAGGCAGAGAAAACGGCCACGCCATAAGGGTTCGTGCTGCTTGGCATATGGCGCGTCATCAAGATCCGTTTATCATCGATCTCCTCACCCATCACTGGTGTCGCCTTTGTAATCAGGCGCAGCTCGTTATCAGTCGTAAAGGTGAATCGACGATTAGGGCGGTCAATGATTTTGAACGGCAACCGATATCCATCGATCAATTGCTTATTCCACACCACCTCGTGATGACGCCTACCATAAAATACTGCCAGCCCCATATTCCAAAAAACGTCAGCCCAGCGCAGACCGGGTGCCGGGCGATGGGTTTTCAGATAATTTTCGCACAGCTCATGGGCACGTATGTCCGCTGCACTCTCACCACCCGCTTGCACCCGGTGTTCGTAACCCAGCAGACCCGAGCGTACCGAGCGCAGCTCACCGAGCACATGGGCATCACCCATCAGCGCATCAAACACCTCCTCGGAGCGGTTTAGTTTTCGCAGCACCGTGTCCGGGTTGGGCATCATCCCAAGGCCCGCGTAGTAGCTCGGATCACTGGTGTGAGTTACGACTTCCTGCGTTAGTTTTTTAGCACCCATTTTTTTAATATCAGCGTTGTCCATATCAATACCCGTCTGTGTTGGTGCCGTTGCGGCGGCCGCCTGTTGCAATGCTTCCAAGGCCCCGGCCTGCGCGAGTCACTGCAATCATGTATAAAATTTGCAATGCAACAAGGCCGTCATAGTGGTGATCAGTCTGCGGTTCAGGCCAATTGTCTAGCTCTTTAAGCAAGTGAGTCAGGCGCGCATGAAAAAGAATCTTGGCATCAAAGCCGTTAATAACAGGTTCCATGCCATCAATCCGTACCTCCGGTGCCACCGTCGCAGTTACTGGGGCAAGCGGAAGGTGTACTTTTTGCTCGATGCCCACATCAATGAATGATGTGCGCATGTACTCAAACGCGTTGTTGTTTTCAAACCCCCACGCCCCACAATTATGATCTTTTTGCATCGCAATCAAGTCGGCTGCCAGCTTACTCGGCACCCGCCGCTTAATCACCGCCTCTATCACATGGAGTTTTTTCAACTCCAGACAATACATCCCCACCAGTAAGGCACTGGGGTCGGAGGTTTCACCTTTACCCATCGACGGATCACACGCACCAAACGGCAGCCAGTGGTGGAGTATCTGCACTATGTATTGAATATCAGTAAACACCGTGTCTTCATCATTGCGCGCTTCACCTTGCATCTCAGTGCCAAACGCTCTCGAATTCTTAGCGCGCTGGCGCATCAACCAGTAGAGTGAACGCACCGCTGGCCATGAAGTGATTGCCCCTTTATCCATCTGCTTTTTATGCTTAAGATAAAACTTGAACGACGGCAGTGCTTCATCTGGTGTGGTCTTACCAGACTTGGCTGATTTATCAATCAGCCGTTTATCATCGTTACGCATTAGCTCTTCGCACTGTTCCCACAGATCCATATGATCCGGCAGGCGTTCAATGGCTTTAAAGTGATGAACCACATGGCCGACTGTTTTCTTTGCGCGGCTAATCGGGTCATCAGTATTGAGGATCGTGCCGACACCTAGATACTTCACCGAGCCATCGGGTGGGCCAAGATAATCGACCGCTTTCTCCACCCAGCTCCATCTGTTTTCACGCTCAGTGGGACTCTTTGCTTCTTTATCGGTAATCAGATCATCACCAAATAGAACCTTTGGCCGTACCGATCCGTGAAACGTACCGCGTACCGCCTGTTCAGCACCAAACGGTTCCAGCTTCACACCGTTGCGGGTTACCGCATCACCCACGCGCCACGGGTGGCCCTTGCCGCATATTTCCGGAAAGTCCATTGCAAGATTGGCATTACAGGTTAGCTCTGTTTTAGTCACCTCTAAAAGCTTGGTTGGCATCCTTGTTTCAGCACCAAGGAACAGCAGGTAATCTAAAAAAGGCGGTGTTTCAGTTACATCGAGTTCAGCTCTAACATCAGGGTTTTGCAATAACCCTAACGCGACGATATAACTGGGGCCGATCTTAGTCAGCAGGGTAGACTTACACTCACCACGCGGTGCCACCCACCACTCACGGCAGCCGCTCTTTTCATCTAATAACTGCGGGAAACGTTGACTAAAATGTTTCTGAAACTTTGAAGGCTCGCCCCATACATGATGTGGCATATAAGTCGTTGCAAAGAACCAGAAATCTTTATCTACTAATACTCGGCGACGGCGCTCGCGAATCTTTTCTGGTGCCGGGTCTAGGCCGTTTGCTTTGGCCTCAATGTCACGGCGGAGCGATGAAGCCAGATCGGTTAATTGATCAGAGAATTCCTGTTCAGTTAAATCCCGCACAATTAACCAAACACCTCATTCAACTGCTGCCCAAACGGTTCTAGCATCTCAATAAAAAACGCCATGCGTTCCGGGTCATCTGAATAGTGTGCACGTACAAACTTGCTTTGCTCGTCTAGCACTTCCAGGGCAACTGCCAGTTTAGCGATGCTCTTATCACCGCCGCCTGCGGCCTTGGTGAACTTGGCGTAGGCGTCGCTGAGTTTCGCCAATGCTTCAACGCGCTGCATCGCGGTTACCTTCTGCTCACCTTCAACATCTTCCAGTCCTTCAATAACGGCATTAAACATCCGCACAAACTGCTGAATGATAGATGTGTTTTCTTTACCGAGATCACCACTCGATAACGTCGCGGCGTCACGCGCTTTATCCCAGCAGTCTCCTTTTGCTGAGGCGCGCGCTTTCCATTTACGCGTCGTTTGGTAACCGACACCGTTGCGTTCCGCTGCAGATTCTAGCGGGAGGCAGTCGAATACATAAGCACTGCGTACCGCATTGCGTGTTGCTTGAGGATGGGCCATTCATTTACCCTTCATGAACCGGAGATGTTTTTAAAGGTCTCTCTAATCATCACAATGCCCACCGCCATCACGCCGCCAGCCACCATGCCGTTGGCTGCACTGCGGAGCTCTGTTTTGCGCACGCGATCATCCATTTTGTCAATCTTGTTGCTTTGATCTTTGATGCCGTCTGCTAGCCCATCAACCTTGCCCTCTAGGCGCCCGATGGCGCGCATGATTTCAGCACTCATCACTAGCCCCTTTCATTGCGTGAGTACTCTCACATAGGTGCATATAATCACCAGGGTCTGCGGTCTGTTTAAACTCAACGCCACCAGCCTCCCAGCAGCGCTGTACAAAGGTGCTGCACACCAGCCCTGCATTGGTTTTTTTGCGGGTAATTTGCGCCCACCAGACACTAAATAGCGCGCGGTATGAATAGGGTTCATTGCGATAAGTCAGTGCGGCATCGGTGATCTTCTTGCCGATCAGTTCATTGTGCGGGTTTGCAGCCCAGCGTTTCGGCATCACGCCATAATAGAGCCGGTCACCATTTGCCAGCACATCCTTCACCCACAGCGATGCAGGGCGCAGGCGGTAACCCGCAAACTCTTTCATCTCGCACACAAAGAGGTTATTACCAAACCACAGCAGCATCGCCACGTGGGAGATATTCTGCCCGGTCACGGCGCGAATAATGCGGCTAACAAATCCTTGGCCCTCAACCAGCAGCACGTCGCCGCTTTTGGCCTGGTTACGCATTATTAAATACTGCATCAGATTAATCCTAATCTCGCAATCCGTGCCGCTGTTGCACCAATGGTTAACGCATCAAACACAAGCTGCGTCACATCAGATCCCGACGGCGCGTTGAGAATACCGTCTAGCGCATCACGTGTTCGCCGTGCGTGTTGGTCAAAATCAATTAACATCCGTTGTTCATGTGCCTGCATCGTTGCCAGTCGGGTGCAGCGCTCCGCACTCACTGGCATATCTAATGCCACACCCGGGCAGATAACATTTCGCACCGCTAGGTATGAGGTGCGCGCCATGTTGTAGAGCAGCCGCACCTGGTCTGCCTGAATCATCGCCTGCGTCACGCCACCGCTATTGGCAATCAATGCACGGGCCGCTTTTTGTAAGCCCCTAAAATTCTGGTCGGCCACATTCAATTGTGCGCGCTCATCATCAGTAAACTGGTGGGCGTTCGTCACCACCATCGCTGCCACGGTGTTATATTGCGCATCCAACGTGGTAAGCCCCGCTGTAAACTGCGCCACGTTCAAGGTAAATTCTTTGCCGCAGCCCGTGAGCGCAAAGAGCGCAATGATCAATATACTTATTCGAGTTATAAAACGATTCATGATCTTTTTCCTTTGGTTGAATTGCAATTGCAATCTTTTAGATGTAACGCCATCACAGCACCGAGAATGCCGCCCAGCGTAAACGCGACAACGATTACCTCGAACAACATCATCTGCATGCGTCACCTCCTGGTTGTTGCAACTCGGAATGGCGACGCGCTATCTCTGAATAAACATGCTCAGTAACTATCGGCCGCAGGCGTAACGGAACACGCAAAAGCATATTGTCCATACGAGCAATAATCTCGCTTGAGTAAACGCGCGGTGGTTTTTGCTCGGGGTGTTGGTTAGGTCTCGCCATGATAGGAGCATGGCATCGGTGCGCGTAGAGGGGTAGCTGTGAAACATTTCACAGGTAGGCGGTTATTTACTGCGGGGTATTATGCCCAGGGGGCACGATGTCTAGCCTGGTTTGGTTTTAAAAAAAAGTCAAGCATTCGGGTAAATTAACAAGAGGACTATCTTATGTGATGTTTATTGAACATTCATTGACTGTGTAAAAGAGCTGGCACGGTGCCAGCTCTTTCAATTGCAAGCTTGCAAGGTTGGAATATTGTATTGTTATATTGGCTCAAAATACTCAATCCGCGCCCCCAGTTTAGGCCACAGTGCACTGCTAACCCAGTAACCATCCCACCGCTCATTATCGACTATTTCCCCTTCCATGCCTTTTCGGGCTAATAATTCAGGGCTGCTATATTTCGGATTAGAATATATGTCACGCCGGAACTTAATTTTCATTCCTGCACGAAATTTAAATTGAGGGGTCATTGTCGCTGGCCCGGATATTTGATTCTCAGCGTAATCCCAGCTCATTAATCCAGCGTAATCAAAACCGTCAATCCATATTTTATAATCGTTGGTGCCTAAATCGTATTCGCAGTTATCTAATCCGTACCCGCCGTCATCCATTGCTGCTTCGTATCCCTGTCGGAAAATTGGGTGGCCAATATTGTCAGGGATATCTAATGGCCTAGGTGGCTCGGGAAAAAAAATTTCAGCCTGATTCATAACTCAATCTCTCCGTAAAAATATTGTTCTCTTTTTTCCAACCAGCCAACGTAGCCTTTTGTTGGCCAATACCTTCAAGACCCAGTTGCTGCATCATAGTGCCCCGTTAAAATCGAGTGAGTGCTGCGCAAGTCGTTCAGCGACAACGTCACCACTAGTAATATCTTTTTCATGATCTTCAGGAAAGGCAAAAACACTTAAATACTTTTCATAAACAGCCTTTACGCTTTTAAACGTTGTCGCTTTATCTATGTCCGCTGTTGATGAGAACGGGTCGAATATAATATAAAATGATTTTTTAACAACACCCTCTGGCAAGAGCTTACACACGTAGTCACCGTCGGCCCTGTCACTCATCACCAAACATCTCCACATTCGGGTCATCTGATTTTTCACGTGCCTCTTCGCGCTTTTTACTCATAATGTTATTTACCTGCCTGCGTGTCAGGTTAAACGCGGTCGAGACTGTTGAGCCGGAATGTGTCTCTCTGGCCGCACAGATCGCAATATTCCGCAGCTGTTGCAGCGCTCTATCTGCCTTGGGCAGGTAGGTGTATTTGCCTGCTAGTTCAGATTGTGCCAGCGCAGTGAGCGATTGTGGCGTGAGTATTTCGCTGAGCAAGGATGATTCCCCTTGCTTTGGTATGTAGAGGTCAAACCCGCCGCGCTTTTTGCAAAGCGCAATCATCTGCTCGATGCCGATCAACGCCACCAACTGACGCGCAACAGGCGTTAGCAGATTCGGGTTGATCAAATCAAGCTGATCAGCAGGTTCAGCCACGCAACGTAACCTTCTCACGCTTCGCCCAGCGCTTAAGCCCCTCGATGCACTGGTTAAGTTCTGCTTTCGTCATCCATTGCAGGTGGTTCTTTTTGGTTACCTTGGCACACCACGTAATCATCGCCGCTTCGGATCGGTTGTTAACCACTCCGGCCTGATGCATCGCAATCCAGATGGCACAGATCTTATTCACCAGCGGCCTGCGCCAGTTGCGGATATCCGCCACCGCACTGGGCGCGCTGGGGCATATCGGTTTAAAGCCTAAACGTTTCATCTCCTCAACGGCCTTGTGCAAGCCTAGTTGATCCATTAACGTGCGAGACGGCACACCTGCAAAGTTAATATCACGCCCATCACTGCACCGCACTAACAGCGCCCTAAAAGTATCATCATCCATATTCAGAATTTTCTTTGCCACCTCCAGGCGTCGATACTGCGCATAGCGCCGCTGCTTTTGTATATAAGTCTCTGGCATCATAATCGCTCCTAAATTAATAATGATCCGTAACGTGAATCACTCGGCGTTGCCTGGGCATGTGCAGGAGGTATCCGCACCCATCGCAGCTGCTACTGATCTTATCGGGTCCGCTCAGTTAGCTCACGGCTCCCATTGCGGGAGAGGGTTGGTCGTTATGCTGCTTTTTTCACTTCGCCAGCGCGCTCGATGTTTGTCTCCGCAGGCTTGATCACAAACTCAGTCTTACGACTAATCGAGATTCCTTTAATCGCTTTTGCAGCTGCTCTTGAATTTTCATCTTTAAGAATGGCCTCTTTATCCACCTCATCTTTAGTACGAATAAACTTTTTAAGTTTGGCTTCTTTCAATGCGACCAGAATATCGTCCACTTTTTTCAGCGTGACCTTCCACGGTGTTAAACGCCAGGAGAGTTCACCCGTTGAAAGCTTCGCTGTTTTAGCATCGCCCTTAAGTAGATTGGTTTTATTAACCTCTGCCCAGGCATGTAGCGCGGTAGACATTTCATCGATATCATCATTCAGCTTGTTTTTTATCTTGGTATAGCCTGCCTTGGTGTTCGCTACGGCCTCATTCATCTCGTTTTCATTGTCAATCACCTTGCGCTGATGACTGCCCATCTTTGCCAGCAGCGTCTCCGCTTCATTCAGTGTGCTGGGCACCTGAAGCGCATCCTTCTTGATGCTCACTTTTTTAGCCTTTGCCATTATTGCTATTCTCCTGTTCTTCAAAATCGATCATGCATTGCTGCATTAACTTACTGGGGTTGGTGCGTTTCAAAGCTGCCTCCTGTTCAAGACTGCTCATCGCGCGGTTATGAAAGTTTTTAATCGTGCCTTCCAGCTCTTCATCGCAGGTCGCTAAAAAGTAGCCGCCATACGTGCCGGGTTTGTTGCCGATAGGGTGGCCCTCTTTCCGCAGCTGTTCGATCAGCGTGCGAATAATGCGCGTCTGGTCAGTCTTCTTTATTGGTATGATGTGCTGCCCTGTAATCGCGGTGAAGATTTCCCACATCTTGATGCAGTTATCTGGCCCCTTGTGATGCTGCAGCTCATCAATCACGCGTTGTTTTAGAATGTTGCGTTCAGCATCATCCATTAGTGAGTACTCCCCTGGTTGGTGCCATGAAAATTTAAAAGGGCTTCATTTGGGTTATTCGACGGCTGCAGTGAGAACGTGCCGCATGCAATGCAGTGCAAATCAAACTCATCAGTATTCACTGAATAAACCATTTGCACCTCACTGCAAAAACAACGCGGGCAACAGGTCTGCTTTAACAGCTGTGGATTAACGCCTAGTAGCCGAAGCCGTTCTTTATTCATCGCCGCCACCCCTTTGTTTTATTTTATTGACCATCTCGCGCATCGCAACCGGCGCACCCGTGCCTTTCCTTTTGGGTGTCTGCTTCTTCTTTTCAGCAATCGCCTCCACTTTGGCTTCCACCTTCTCCGCCTGATTAGCCAGCACTTGCAACAGGTAATGGTGGTGCGTCAGTGGTAACGTTAAATTGTCTGGCCGCTCTGCCATCTCATTCATCACCGTCACCCACATCTTCACCGGCACGGCATACGTGTGGCGCTTATGTATCATCTGTTCAGCTGCCATCATCGGTGCCAGCTCACGTGCCTCCTTTAGCATCTTGGGCCAGCGCAGGCCGCGTTTAAGCGGTCGCCACAAACCGAGGTACCGAATCAACGCGCGCGCCAGTGAGGGCTGCATGTCCGCAATCAATGCAACGAACTTCTTACTGTCGATGTCATTCAACGCGCCATCCAGGTCATACTGGGCACCGCAAACAGGGCAGCCAATTTTCACTGGATGATGCCCTCCGCACGCAGCTCATAACCGCTTGGTGCTTGTTTATGCCAACCCAATGACGCCGTCACATCATATGGCTGCTGATACATCACGCAGTTATGTCTAAAGTGCTCCAGAAATCCCCAGCTCTTAAATCGCTGACCATGCATAAAGAGCGTCCAGGTGTTGGGCTTGGGGTCAAAGATACGATGAAACTTATTTGCCCTGATTAAATTTAATCGCCCAGCCCCCATCGAGCGAGTAGTGGTTAACGTGCCGTCATCTGGGCAGAGGTAAGACAGCCGTGCCTCCTGGTAGCCGCCACTTAAAATAAGCGATGCCGCCTCCCACGGGTGATCATGCCGCGCTCGGTCACCATCGCCCCCCACAAAGCGATGCAGGTAAAACGTAATCCCCAAAAACTTACCCACGTAATAACGCTCAAGGTACGGTTGGTCGCTACCAAGATTGATCACCCTGCAGGGCAATTTATTAGACAAGTTATAAAGCCACTTTGTAATAAAACGAGTAATCATTGGTGCGCCCCTGCTGGTTGTGGTTGTGAAACAGGCGTGTTTGCCCATGCGGATTGCTGGCGGCATTGCTCGCATTCACCGCCGAGCAAGTGGTGGGCAACCCGGCCACAACCATCGCAAGCGCCTATTTTTTCGTTGAGCTTTATACCGAGCCAGGAACTTTCCAGATATCCTCTGCGCGTTAATTCATCTACGACGGGTGCCAGCACTGTGTATGTATTTATTATCTTGCAGCGGCTTAATAACTCGGGTGGCATCACTGGGGTTGATGTGTGCAGTGCATCAACCACATCATTAATCTGCTCATTATTTATGCTGCGCATTTTTTATGCCCCCTTGTTTTGTATTTACGAAGTGGTGCGCGTTTGTGCGTTGGCTGAATTACGCGGTCGCCGTGCAATTCCAGTGCCGGGTCATCGACATAATCATCCATCACATGTGCCGGTGGACGGGTGCATAACGGATGACGTTGCATTACCATTTTTTGCTGAGGCAGTAGTGGCAGTGGTTGCAATGCATTGCCGTGAATCAAATCTAAAATGTTTTGTGGTGCCACTAAAAATGTTTCAAAAAGAATGCCGTGCCTTAACACCTCTGGCGCGCTGGTGAATACGTCACCCCAGTAATCAATGTGTTCATCTGGGTACGTTGGTGCTGAATAATCATTCATACTGTTGCCCTCGATTTTCGTTCATAACTCAGTGTTTTTTGTGCCACTTCAAAGATCAATGCAGGGGTTAACGTGCCGCCTTGTGCAAGGCCAAAGTCGCGCACGTTGGGTAGCAGTTTAGAAAGCGTCCGTGCAGAGCCTTCACATGTCTGCCAGAAGGCATCATGTATTTCATCGCTAATCACTTCGGAAGTGAGCGTGGCAGTAATCAGCGCGCGGCAATCGGCCTCCTGTATGTGTTTAATCACCGGCACCCAAAACCCAACGCGTGAGGCGATGCGTTCAAACCGGCCATGTTTCTTGGTGATCATGGCGCGGAGTTTCGGCTCACCCGACAACACAATCCCGACCTCTGCCAGGTCATTAATGCGGCGTAAGGTTTCAAGTGTGGCGGGCACCATCAAATCCGCTTCATCAATCACAATTACGCGGTCTTGTCCCTTTAACTTTGAAATAACAGCGAGCAGCTTCTGCGCCTGTGTCCCGCGTGAATCCGTGCGCGACGCTCTAACCTCTGCGTCCGTAGTTTCAACCAGTAAATCAAGTAACATACCGGCGTTCATGTTCATCGTGGCTTCAATTAAAATAGCCTGCGGGTTAGTTGAGCAGTAGTGTTTAATACCTTCTGATTTACCCGTGCCGGGGTTCCCTGCAATCACGCCCATGTCTTTGTATAAGTTCACCCGGTGGCACACCGAGAAAACGGTTTTAGTCACACTTGTTTCAACAAACTCCAGCCGCACACGCGTATTTAAATTCACCCGCTCACTGTCACGGCGAACAGCGCCAAGGGCTTTCTTAATATGTTTTTCAGGTGGTGATACATAAGCTCCCTTAAGTACTTCGTGCATGGTAGTGGCGTTGATGTTTGCCGCACGCGCCAGCATCGCTCTGTCTCGACGAGTTTCTTGTCCTTTGGCCCTGCCATTGGCACCATTCAGCCAAGTAATAATTTCAATCACGTCGGTTTTATCTTGCGCGGTGTATTTCTCCCCCCAAATTTCAGGCACCGGAACAATGACCTCTCGCAGGGTTCTTTTATCTTCGATTTCCATTGTGCTAATATCCTCCCGTTAGTAGTTGGTTGTGGTGATGTCGATCTCTACTTTTTCATTGTCACTATCACTGGGCTTGGGTGTTACAGCACCCAAGTCCAGATTCATCACAATCCCCTCATCGCTGTTATCTTTCAATGCTGTTGCCGCTGCATTAGCCAGTTCCAAATCCTCCAGTCCATCTACATGGGTAATGGTGAGGCCGGAGCGATCCCGCACCTCTTCCAATTTTTTCTCCAGCCGTTTTTCTTTGCCGATAAGGCTTTTATGTTGCGCTTCAATCAGGCGTGATTTCGGAATGTAGTCCGCCTTCATCACCAGCGGTGCATCACATAGCCAACGGCCGTCCATGTTCAGAATTCGCACGGTGTCATCAATGTGCAGGTCATACTCAACCATCACGGTTTCGGTGTTGTAGGCATAGAGTTCGGTGGTCATATACTCACGGTTATGCAGGCGTACCGCGCCACGTTGCACCACGCGCTCTACGCGCGGGCGGAAGATGGCATCCTCTGCAATGTGTAAAGGCGTGTGTTTTAGCGTTGCCCAAAGCGCCGCTGGAGTTTTGCCTTGTAGGCCGCGATGTGGTCGGTTGTGATATTTTTCAAGCCACAACGTCAGCGCTATTTTATAATCTTGCAGCGTGGGGAGATCGTAGGTGCCCCGGTTCACTGCAATCACAATCTTGTTGCGCATCTCGTCCGACGAATCTTTGCCGCAGTAGCTAGGCCATTGCTTGCCAAAGTCGCGCTCCATCGTGCCAAAGAAGCGCTCCACCTGGCCTTTTGCTTTAGCGTTATAAGGCAGCGCAAACATAGGGTCGATGGCAAACTTGGCATAAAATCCAGAGCTTTCATCCGACATCAATTTGGAGGCATAACCCGATCCATTATCAATATGCAACATGGCAGGCACATGGTTATGCGCGATCAGTGCATGGCTCAAGGCAAACAGGGTTGAGTGGCTTGATTCTGATTCGCTAATGTACCAGCCCGCCACATAACGGCTTGCCACGTCTAGCCACACCGTTAATTCCGCGCGCCAGATTTTGCCGGTAAACGGGTGCGCCAGGTAAACATCCACCGTGTGGCCATCACCTTGATAAATAGCACCCACCGGCAGCATCTCAGTGTTGCGCCGCACATATCCCTTCTGTGTGTTGCGTTGCAAACGCGGGCCCATTCGGTGAGATGACAGCGCCGCTTTATCTTTGGGTAAAGAGTTAAGGTAACGGCGCACCGCGCTATCGGTGGCGGTTGTTTGCTGATGGTCTTCCATCAGCTCACGCGCCACCGCTGCCATTGTCGGTTGGGTGTGGCGGTTATAGATGCGTAGCGCCAGTGCCTCCCAACCCTGCACCGTGCGTTCGCTGCCTTTATGTTTGGGTGCGGCGGCCGTTTCGTTACCGCTTAAGTGGTCACCATATTTGTTATCCCAACGAAACATCGTTGATCTATCCGGGCAGGTCGCTTGTTTTTTAGGGCGCAACAACGCCAGTGCGTTGAGTATCACCGCCGGTAATAACTTGTTTAAGAATTTCATTTGAAATGCCTCCACTGCTGGGGTTAATGAGCTGGTGCCATTTTCTGCGCGTAGCTTGCGCACGTATCGCGCCACAATCACCAGCGCCTGTTGCTTGGCCGACTGTTTGTCAGAGAGCGCTGTGCTCTCTTCACGCGGTTTCACCACCCGTAGGTCAGGCGTGTATTGATGTTGGCTGGGTAGCGCTTTCACTATTTAGCTGCCTTCTTTTTAACTTTGCTTTTTTGGGCTGGGGCGGTGTCCACTTCGCGCAGTTTCTGGCGCAGGTGTGAGGCGTCTATGAATTGGTCTCGTATCCATTCCGAGCGCTTCAGTTCTGCTTTGTCCATGTCGGGGTAGAACACATCCACGTCCGGTTTAAAGTCCGTCAGGTAGCGATATGCGTTAACGGAGAGTTGTGTCACCGAAGCGTGCAGCCCTTGCAAGCCATACATCAATGGATGGGCGATGGAGTCAAAGTCTGACCGCTCGGTATCGTCTGGCAGCATCTTTAATTTGTCGAGTATGGCCTGCACCTGATGGGCGTTCACCCGTAGCGCTTCAATCTCTTCCAGCACCGCGCGGCGCAGCTCCTTTATATATAGCGCGGTCTCTGGCAATGCGTTGCGTTGCTTGATGGTTTCGGCCTGCTCGCCAACCTTAACGCTTAGGCGGTCGTTTTTGGTTTGTGTTTTATCGAGCTGTTTACGTAGTTGAACGATCTCCTGAAGTTGGTCATAGCTCGCGTCGTTAATGCTTTCAAGGTCTCCGTTGTCGAACATGTCATCGACAACTGGTGCTGGCAATCGAGCAAGAACGTTTAGCTTACGTTGTGATATATCTGCAACGCGTTGCGTATTTGAATCTGATATAGCCATTAGCAGTTGCGCTGTTTTCATTGCCTGCTGGGCTGTGCGTGGGGCAATGCTGTTGTCTTTTAGCCAGCCTTCAAAAGCGCCATGCCCCAGTTCGCGCTTAAGCAATCCATAGCCCAGTCCGCGCTCTACCGCTGAGCGGGTCGCATCCTCTTCTTTTTTGCTTAGCCAGTTTTGCAGCGCCACACCGGTTAGTGCTTTGCCTTTCGCCATCGGCATGTCCCATTTGCCTTTTTCTTTTAGTATTGCCAGCCGTGCCGCGATAATCTGCGTCTCATCATCATTCGTCTGTGCAATTTCAGCCTGTTTTTTACCCATTTCCTTATCTCCCTCTCTGTTGTTTAAGTATTCTGCGTTGTGCCGTAATGGCGGCCGCGCTCAGTTCTAGCCGTCCCAGCTCCAGCGCCGCCTGGTCATCTGCATTGGCGCAGGTGAGCGCCATTGAATTAGCCATCACATGCAGGGGCATGTCGCAAGTGGTCGCCCAGCAAAATGCAGGCAGGTAGCGCGCGGGCATCTCTTTGTATTCCTGGCTGGCTGCCGTCCAGCTATTAAGCTGGCGCAGGGTGAGTGGCCTCTCTAGCTCTGGCAGGCAGAGGTTTATCCGCTCCACGATGCGCGCCCGGCTTAGGCCTAAGCGTTTGGCCAGTTTTATCGCCGTGTCATACGCCCCCAGCATCTGCTGGTTAATGTCCAGGTCTGGCGCATTCTCGGGTGCAAATTCGTCATCATCCGCTTGCTGGTACAAATCAAGCTGATTGGTGGTAATTTTTTGTGCTCGTTTAACCACTGACATGGCCCTCTCGGGTTGCTACATTGGGTCTCTTGTAGCAAATACGAAGTGCCCAGGAGGTAACTGATGACTGACCGCGATAAACCACCGACCTACCGCGTTTTCGAAGACGATCTGGCAATGGCGCTAATAGACGCCATGACAATTTCACAGCGCCGATTGCTGCACGCCAAATTAAAAGCGTTAACCTTTTGTGGGTGGCTGGACTGGATCGAATGCCACGGCGAAGCAGCCCAGCAATTTCTTCAAATGAGTCCGAAGGCCCGCGCAAGTTGGCAGAAAGCATCCGGCGCTGATACATTCTTATTTGTTTGCTATGGAGCTTTGTGGTTCGCCCAGTTGTCCGGCGCGATGGAGAGCTGGTTTCATGACCCATCGCTGGCTGTTGAGTGGGGCGATGGTCGGGAGACCCGTGCGGCGCGTGGCCGTTTGCTGTCTCAGCCAAGCTTAAGCATGATCCAGCCGTGGCCGTTTGATGAACCTGGGGATTTGAGGAGCCCTTTTGATGAATAGTCATGCTGTCGCTCCATGCATGATCCAGCCGTCTCGATTGGGCAGCCCCTCAAAGGGATATCCAGCAGCGGCCCAGTCGATGCCCTCCACAAGGGTCATCCCACGCGCTGTTCGGTGGTACTCGTGATATTCGTGGGCGATGGTGATCAACTCGCTAACTGCCAACTGATGGACATACTGGTTAGATTCTTCAATGCGCTCCGCCAGTCCGTTGGTGTACCAGGGGGCCGCGTTGCTGATGTTGCCGATGGCCTGGCTTGCGGCAATGAGTTCTTTTTGGGTGTCAATCATGTTTCTGCCTCCTCGGCCTCTTACGGCCTGTTTATGCGGTTGAAAAGTCAAACCTATGTCAACGTAGGGGGTGCGTGTCGTTCGTCGTTTTTGAATTCGTTAAATCGGCCATTAAAGTCAATCGGCGCTACCTGCGCTTTGGCCGCTGTGGCCACAAAGGGCAACCGCGATAGTTTTTTGGCTCAGGTTGCTTTGGGCGCGGGAAATTTGACGGGCAATCCTCAATGTTTTTCAGGCTGCCTATGCATTCGTTGCACCTAGCCTTAATGGCGCGGCTTCGAGACGTTGGGTGCCTGGCGGCGGTTGCTTGCATCGATGTTTTTGGAAATGCGTCGATTGCCTTTTGCCGCTCCTTCACGCCATGCGTTGCGGGTGCGATCTGTTGCCACGGGCGCAATGACCATAAAGAGCAACTCCATGCCGTGCAGTGCGCCACTTCTTTGCGGGGTGCCGCATCTGTTCCGCGCCCGACACATTCCCAGCATGTTGCTGTGATTGCGGCAGCAAGGGACCGGGGGTTTTTGATTGCTTTTTCGGTTGGATCAAACTGTACAATTTCACCAGCAGCACGTTTTTTGGCGAGTGCTTCTTGTGCGAGTTTAATTGCGCTGCTCATGCTGCCACCTGCTCATCAAACACCTCTAACTCGCCGGGGAAGAAGAGTCTCTGATGATCAGTGAATGTAACAACCACCTGCGCGTGATTAACGTCCGGTATCCAAACATCGACTACGATTCCCGATGTGAGGTTTTCGCTATCAAAGTCCCACTCGTTATTGCCTTCGGCGGGGCGTACTGTTTTACCGATCAGGTCAATGGCTACGTGCGCCTGCTGTTTATTGCACTGGTAATCGTTATCGTCATCGGCGTTAGCGTTTGCATACAGGTCGCGCAGAATGTCAATGTGCTCGTGCATCGTTTGTTGAATATCCATGATTTTTTCCTCTCTGTTTTGGGTGGGATGGGGTTGTTCATGCGGCCTCCGAGTGTGTTTTTTGGTACCATTCGGGAAAGATCTCGTGGAGTGGCTTCTTTATCAGCTTTGAGATGCGTTTCTCGACGCGCTGGCTGCGACCTCGACCATAAATAACGTGTGAAACAACAGATCGATCTTCGATCATCAGGGATGAAGCAACTTGTGTTTGGTTGTAGCCTTTATTTCTAAGGGCGGCATTTATGTCATGAGGCGTCACAACGACTCCTTTTTTGTATTTTAATAGTTCACGATTGTGAACCAGTGAGAGCGAGAATAGTATGCATATGAGCGCCTGTCAAGCCATAAAGGCATGCAGTTGAATTCCCTAGGTTCAAGGCTGGTTACCGAGCGTAAGCGCCTTGGTTTGAACCAGACTGACTTTGCGGATAAGGGAGGGGTTAAAAAGGGGTCTCAAATTAATTATGAGAAAGACCAGCGGAACCCTGACTCTAATTATTTAGCTGGTATTGCCGCAGCGGGTGCGGATATCTCCTTTATCATTACGGGCCAAAGCGCCCCAGAAGATGAGCCACGACCTAGCGGTGAGTCGCCGAACGCTGTATTGAATGTCGATCTGTTACTTCAATGCCTACAGCTATTAGAAGAAGCGCTATCAGAGGCTGGCGCTACATTAGAGCCGCGTGGCCAGCGTGTATGGACAGAGGGTATGTATCACGTAGGGATGGACGAAGTATCAGGGAATGAGGTCGATTTCATATCATTGGTACGTCATATGGCTAGAGTGACGGCTAGGATGCATAAAAAAAATCCAGAAGGATAAACGGCAAATGAAAGAGGGGTACCAAGTTCAATATTCATACCCACCTCTATATGATACGTTTATAGGATGCAAAGTAGACTCAAGCTCTCATGCCAACAAAAACAGGATAATCAACTTAAAGTACATCTATTATTTCGATGAGATTGTTTTTTAAATTAAATAAGGAGGCATACATGCGCGGTGTTGTTTTGTTATTAATTGTTTTGTTTTTTTCGCCCACCGTTTGGGCTGGCTATGATTTTAATATTATTAAGCAAAGGGTCGCGATTAATGATCTTTTTGAAGTGCGGGACTGGCGTCCGCTTAATGATGGGAAGTCGTTTATTGCAGTTACTGATTTAAGCGGTGTTGTTTTATCAGTAGGGGAAAAAAACGCAGGAATTGTTGAGGCGCTGCAAAACATGACTCAATCAATTACTGCAATGAGGCGTTGCCTTGCGATTGGGTATCTTGGTGTATCACCAGAAAATGCGGCGCAACGGAGTCGGCTTGGTTCAGTAGTAGAAGATGCACTGCAAAGCAAAAGTACTCAATATATAGCAATGAATAATGTAAAGTTTGAAGTAACTTTTGTAGAGGCAGGCGGTAGTATTTACCTCTCTTGTATATTAACGCCTGTGGAATAAAATCTTTTCGATTGACTCCATCGCCTGCCTGTATCAGGCTATAAACCATCCCGCTTGCCTCTGCCTGTGAAGTATTTCACAGGTACCGCCTTCCCCGTAGTTCACGCATCATGCGTGACATGCCAGACAAACAACCCAAAAAACAAAACGATTTTCGCGGCTTCGATGATGCCATTGAAGTCTTCCGCGCAGGCGAACATACGTCATCTAACGGCGTAAAGCGCACGTGGTCTCACAGTGACCTGGATGAGATGGTGGCTAACCATAGCGCGGCTACCGCAGCTCCGATTGTGATCGGGCACCCTAAAGACACGGATCCATCGTACGGTTGGGTCGACACCTTAACCCGCGACGGCGATTCGCTTATTGCTAAATTCAAGGACGTGAATAAAGATTTTGCCGCGAGTGTTGAAAATGGCGACTTCCGCAAGCGCAGCGTGCGCATCTATAAAACACCTGATAATACCTTGGCTATTGAGCATGTTGGTTTTCTAGGTGGTAAACGCCCCGCGATTGCCCTGGATGCGCTGAACTACAGCGCGACTGAGTCTGATGAAGTTTATGATTTTGAAGTAGATGCTTATACCCCGAGCGCAGTGGCTCGGTTGTTTCGCGGTGTGCGTGATTTGATCATCGACAAGTTCGGCGTTGAAGCCGCAGACAAGACAATACCCGATTACCAGATTGAATCCCTAAGCGAGCATGCCACCAACTTGCGCGAATCTACCGCGCAGGAAACCTCTATTTTTTCCGCCGCCGCTGATGCAGGCGACACCCCGAATGACCACACAGAAGGAGACGACAACGTGCCCCCGATTACGCAGGCGGATTTAGATGCCGCAGAAAAAAAAGGCAAGGACTCGGCGCAGGCCGACTTCTCTGCTAGCGAAAAGACACTGCAACAGCAGTTGAAAGCTGAACAAGATAAAAACCGCAAAACTGAGCATACCTCGTTTGTTGCGGGCCTTAAGTGCGACCCCGCCAAGAAAGAGGGGTTGGTTGAATTTATGGTGGCGATTGATGGCGTTGATGTGACTGAGTTTGAATTCAGTGCCGGTGATAAGAGTGTAAAGCAATCACCCATTGATTTTATCAAAGCGCATTTTTCCGGCCTTAAATCATCCGTTAATTTTAACGAGAGTGATGCGGGGGATGGTGACGATGCGACGCAACATGATTTCTCAACACCGGATGGTATGCAAGTTGATGAGTCCCAGATGGCGCTGCACAACAAGGCGCTTGATTACCAGGCTAAACATGATGGCGTGGATTACAACACCGCTATCGATATCGTTTCACGGGAGAGTAAATAATGTCTAAGCAAAAAATCAGCTTGATGGCGTTGACGTTTAAGTCTGCGTTAGCGGTTGCTGCGTTTCGCGCGATTGCCGGTGATGGCGCGCAAGCAACAGCGCCGGGCCAAAAGGTTGTGGGTGTTTCACATGCCGCAGCAGTTGCGGATGAAAACTTTGCAGCAGATGTTATTGGCACCACCATCATTGAAACCGGTGCTGCCATTGCAATTAACGATAGTTTGATTGTCGATAGCCAGGGGCGCGCAATCCCATCAACCGGCGCACTTAATATTGCCGCTGGTGCAGTCGCTGTCACTGGCACCGCTGCAAACGGAGCCATCCTCGCGGGTGGTGATATGCCTGAGTATGTATTTGCCGACCCTTTGCAAATCGCCTCGGCGTCGGGTCAGTTCATCGAAGTTCTGCTTCGTCGTTAAGTTTAAGGAGAGTTTAAAATGCCGTTGAAGAATTTTCGAGTCGTTGATCCAGTATTGTCTACCCATGCGCGTGGTTATAAAAACCCAGATGTAAGACGCGCCGGTGGGGTGTTATTCCCTGATGCGCCAATCAAAAAGCGTGGCGCTAAAGTCGTCAAATTTGGTAAGGAGGGTTTTCGTCTTTATAACACAGAGCGTGCAGCGGGCACTAAAAAGAAACGTGTACGTGTTGGTTACACCGATGGCACCGTTAATTTAACCCAGTATGCACTGTCAGGTGAGGTGCCTTTTGAGCACCTAGAAGAATCAGCCGACGTTCCGAATGTTGATATGGCGCGCCGCGCGGTTGATGCACCTTCTGAATCCATTGCACGTGAAAAAGAATTTAAGCAGGCAGAAATCGCGCAGGATAATGCCAATTATGCAGTTGGCAATAAAGTGGCTCTCTCTACCGGTGACCACTGGGATGAATATGCGACTTCAGACCCCGGTGTGCAGGTAGATGCCGGTCATGCAGCGATCAGATCAAAGATTGGTCGTCGTGGCAACGTCATGGTGTTGGGGCCTAATGTTCATACTAAGGTAAAGCGTCACCCTAAAATTCTAGGTCACTTCTATAGCGGTGTTAAGAATGGCCCAGCAACCGTTAACGATGCGCAGTTGGCGGAGTATTTTGGTGTGCGTGAGATTGCCATCGGTGATGATGTCTATATGGCTGGAAACGCGCTAGATACTGATGATTTCTCAGATATCTGGGGTGATGTTGCGATTCTTGCTTTCGTTCCAACTGTGAGCGGTGAAGGAAATGTTGAAGTCCCTAGCTATGGCTACACCTATTTCCTTGAAGGTAACCCGCACGTAGCAGCACCAAGAGCAGACCTTGATAGCGATGTATGGGTGTATGACGTCAAAGATGAATACGAGGCTTTGCTTACCGGAATGGAAGCGGGTTATCTAATTGAGAATGTATTGTCGTAGGTAGCTAAAAAACATCACTCAAAATAGCGCGAGGGCCGTGTTAATCCCTCGCGCCAACCGGAGCAATATAATGCCTGATCCAAAATCAGAAAAGAAGAAAGCCTACGACGTGAAATCATCTATCCGTCACAGCGGTAATCTATACCGCCCAGATGATGATGATTTAAACATTATCGAACTAACGGCTAAAGAAGCAGCGCCGCTGATTGCGTGCAATGCAATTTCAAAAGAACCACGCGAAGATAAAGCCGCGTCAGAAAAAAAACCGAGCAATGTTTCACCGATTAAATCACCTGCTGAAAATGATGGTGGTGATAAAGACAAAGCCCCCACCGCTCCCGCTGAACGCATCACCGCAATCAAAGCCGCCATTGCGACGCTAGACAAAGGTGATGAAAGTCTCTGGTTGAAAGACGGTGAGACGCCTGATGTGAAAGCGATTGAAGCGGTGCTGGGCTATGACATTACGGCGGGTGAGCGTAATGAGGCGATGGGATAAAAGAGCTATTAGCCATGAACCCAAAATACAAATCACTAAAACTAAAAAATAGATAACGTACCAGTCTTGGTGGGCTAATTTATTGTGGCAGATATACCAATAATCATCGCGCACGGTTTTTCAATGTTGCTGTTTTCCGGCCATGCCTGATTTTACATGGAAATACGCCTCGCCCTCAGCTGTTGGCAGTGGTGATGGCTCAATAGGTAATCCGTGGACGGCGCATCAAGCTATGTCCAATGCCGTAGCCGGAGACGCTGTTTTCTTTCGCGGCGGGATATACGATCTTTATTATGATTTAGTTGCATACTCAACAGATTTTTATGATGACCGGGGAATCCTATTCCCTGCCAATACAGGCACTGCGGGGGCGCCGATCATGTTCGCCAGATATCCCGGCGAAATAGCTATATTAAACGCTAATACTGATGCTGGCTATTCAACTACGGACGCTAGAGCATTCGGCTCAGGCACATCAGATTACATCTATTTTAACGGTTTTGTGGTGCAAGCCGACGGGGGGGCAGCTAGAGGCGGGGTGGGTTTTAAGGGTAATGCACTCGGCCGTAAAACGCTAGGGCATAGAATATTTAATTGTCACTTCCGCGGGGGCGGTGTTGCTACAGCGTCAACAGATAATCGAGATGGGATCAGAATGGAACAGACGATAGATACGCATGTGCGTAACTGCTCGTTTACAGGATATAGGCAAATCAACGACTCTCTGAACACAGCTGCAATTAAAATGTACGATAATGATGCCGCCATAATCGAACACTGTGACGTTGGTAATTGTAGTGGCACTATATTTTTGAAGGCAAATAATTCTGACTGCATCGTACGAAATAACTACATACACGACAGTCACGGCGGCATATTATCTCAAATAGTAGCTGGCGTTAATTCGCCTCGGCAACGGATACATAATAACGTGTTAGTAAACCTAACAGGTGCTCCCTTGGGGTGCTCCCAGCAAGGCACGGGGAACCTGGCTGGCTGGCATATTTATGATAACACTATGTACAATGTCGCGGGAAATGTAGGTTATGCGCGTGGCGATAGCTCTATTTACAATAATATACTCTACGTTAATTCAGGCTGGACGTATGCCGGTAATGTTGACGCAGAGTTGCTGGTGTCTGACTACAATAATTGGGGGGTTGCCCCGTATGTGATCATACAGGATCTAAACGACCCATCGCAGGTAGTATATACCTCTCTAATAGCATGGCAAGAATCGGGTGGGATGAAGGATGGCAGTAACCCTGATTTAAATTCTATTGCGGCAGATCCTATATTTACAAACGGTTCTGGGCTTTTTAATCAGCTGTCTGATTTTACCCTAGATGCAGGCTCCCCTTGTATTGGTACTGGGCTCGCTGGTACAAATATGGGCGCTGATATAGCGACTGTCGGGCTACTGCGGCCCGGCATTGATGATCTATCAGTTGCTGTTTTTAACGATGATGTCGCAATGAGTTATGAGCTTTCGTTGGGGCCGTTGCAATCTATTGATAGCACCGTGCCGATTAGTAACCTGACCGTTACGTACTCTCAGCAACTCGCGCTAGATGAATTAACCGCTAACGACCGCAGTGATGATCTAGTTATCGCATTGATCAATAAAATCCTCGGTCAGGTTTTAAACCCGTCAATTATCTCGATCGCATCACGCTATCGCGCGTGACCTAGCATTATGCCGCTCAGCTAAATTAGGAATTGATATGAAAAAATTACACAACGATGTACGTGACAAAGGCCTGGAACAGATCAGCAATAGCGCTAACTGGGGCGGTGGTGTGATGAGCATGGTGGTCGTGATGGGCAACCCTGCAACAGCCGCAGAAGCGAGTACGTTATACCCGGCCGGTAAACGCATCTCTGATGTCGTCGCGATGGTGGGCGGTGATTTCGTGCTTGGCGATAAAGCAGGCGGTGGCCGTGAAACCTCCGTGGCTGCGAAATCTCCCAATGCTGCAGTTACCATTGCGAATGCTGACACTGGCACCGCAACAACGGGCGGTGCAGCAGTGCTCAACGATACGGCCAAAGCCTGGACGCTAGATGAACACCTCGACTGGATCTGCGCGATCACCGCCGGTATTGGTGCTGGGCAATCTGAAATTATCGTCAGTAATGCGGCTACACAGTTAACGGTTGCCAACAATTGGGCAACCCCTCCAGACGCCACCAGCGTTTATGAGATTCGCCCCGATATCGGTGTGGCGCTCTATGATGGTGGTGGCTCACCGCGTGTGCTTTCAGTGGCTAATGATTCTCAGGACAACGAAATCGCCAGTGGCACCACCATGAACATCCCAGCCCACGCGATTGGCATTGGAGCAGCGTAGTGGCTACTGAGCTTATCCATGCTGGCCATCACAACGTCAATGGGTTCCTCTTGTTGGCCGATGGCGTTGTAATGACGGATGCCAGCGCGATCACTCGCATGGTATTAACACTCACGCCCGCGAGTGGCAGCGATGATGTCGTGGTTGATTCTGATATTAACGCTGCAGCATTCAACTGGTCCGGTACCACCGCATATAAAGGTGCAATGGTTGCACTATTGGTATTGGCATTAGGTTTGTTAGCGATTGCAAAAGGTAGATACCAGGGCACTCTTGTGATCTATTCCATCGACTACCCTAACGGCCTGGTATGGGCCACCGGCATTGATTTTCGAGTGATCAGCTAATGCCATACATCACTAAACAGCAATTGATTAATCGTTTTAGTAATACTGAGATTGAGCAGCTTACCGATCGCGACAACCTCGGCACTATCGATGATGACGTGCTGAATGGCGCAATCAATGATGCCTCGAATGTCGTTGATAGTTACATCAAACAAGTTAAAACATTACCACTGACGCAGACGGTGATTGATGCCAGCCCACTGCCGCGCTATTGCGGCGATATCGTGCGTTATTTTTTAAATGATAATCGTGCCGGTGAAGAAGTTGAAACCCGTTATAAAGCAGCGATGGCATGGCTCAGAGATCTGGTTAATGGCAAAGCATCGTTAGGGGAACAAGACACGCAGGTGGCGAGCGGTGGCCGCATTAAAACCGGCCAGGGCAAAAGCAACACCGACTGGGGCTCCTACTAATGAGCGGCATTAAGCTTGATTATGAAATCAAAGACAAGGCGGTGCTGGGCATGCTGGCGCGGCTGGATGATTTTAATAAAGTGGCCATGTTCGACGATATCGGTGACTACCTTGTCAGCGAAACCTCGCGCCGTTTTGCCGCCGGGGAAGACTGGCAGGGCAATGCCTTAATTCAGAGCCAACGCGCCATCGAAGAAGGTGGCCGTACGTTAATCCATAGAGGGCACTTGCTTGACAGCTATACCCATAACACCTTTGCCGATGGTGCTGGCGTAGTACATGGCAGCAATATGGTTTATGCCGCAATCCATCAATTCGGGGGCGAGACAGGTAGCAAAAAAGGCCGCTTCGAAATGGATGCACGGCCAGTGCTCGGTATTAATGATGACGATGAGGCCGAGATTGCGTTGATTATTAAAGACCACCTACGGGAGGCGTTAGACGCATGAGCTTTGCCGTTGTTGAAGAGACACTTAAGGCGCTTGCAGAAAAACAGCTTGGCAATGCCGCGCATGTGGATGTGTTGCCCGGTGACCTGCGTGATGCTAAGGCATTGCGTGAGCTGGTACGCCATGCGCCTGCGGTCTATTTTGCATTTCTGGGCGGTAACGAAGCAACCACCGGCAATGACCTGCATCTAAAAACGGTGTGGGGCGTTTACTTTGTCACCAAACATGCCAATAAACGTGATGCCCGCCGCCTGGGTGATAAAAGCGCCATCGGTGCCTATGAAATGATGCGCCGTATTTTACCGGCAATGAATGGCTTGACGATTGAGGATGTGGGGTCGTTGACCTTCAAGCGCCTGAATAATCTGTTTAGCCTGAGTGTAGACAGTGAAAGCGCTGCGCTCTATGCCGCCACCTTTGATCTACCGATGACGCTGGCACTTGAACTGCACGATGCAGATTCAATTAACCAGTTTCTAAGCTACACCAACACCATGAGCGCCGGTGCCGATGTGCCGCCCACTAATATCGATACAACGTTTCCAGAATAGGAGCCAGTAATGAGCAAAGAGAAATTTATATATGTAAAGCCAGGCTTCGAGGGCGCGGTAATCCGCATGCCAGATCGTGGTAATAAAATTATGCCCGCGCACGGCGCACGGGTGCCCAACGCTATTTATTATCAGCGTCGTCTGGCTGATAACGATTTGCTGCCGACCACTAAAAAAGCGTTTGAAGAAGCCGAAGCGGCGGTACAAAAAACAGCGGGCAATGATGTTAACGAGCGTTTTAATAAAGCGCGCCTAACGGCGGATGAAAAAACACCCGCCAAAAAAACAAAGGCGACTAGCAAAGCCTCAGCACAGGAGCAATAAGCGATGGACTTTAATTTTATCCCTGATAATTTTCATCTTCCCAGAACGTTAATTGAGTTTAACGAGAACCTGAGTGCAACCACTAAGCAGGCATTAAATGCCTGCGTCTGGGGGCAACGCCTGGCAACCGGCACGGTACCGGCCGGTGAAAAGCGACTCATTGCCAGCGTGGCGCAGGCAGAAGAGTACTGGGGCCGGGGCGCACAGATTGCCGAGATGTTTCGTGTGATAAAAGCGGTAAAGCCTTTCTTTGTTGCCTACGGCATTGGGCTGGATGATGACGGCGCAGGCACGGCCGCAACGGAGACCGTGACGTTTACCGGCAGCGCGACCGATGCAATTGCACATGTGGTTTACATTGGTGGGCGTCGTTATAAAATTGGTGTAACCAGTGGTGACACGGGGGGTGCCCAGGCAACCGCAGCAGTAGCCGTGATCAATGCGGATGGTCGCCGCCTGGTGGACGCTGCCGTGGATGGTGCCGCCGCTAACCAGGTAAACCTGGTGGCGCGCCATGCCGGTGAAACAGGCAACAGCATTGACCTGCGCATGAATTACTATGGCGAGAAATCACCGGCCGGTGTGGTGGTTGCCTTTGGTGGTGCGACCATGAGTGGTGGTGCAACCAATCCAGATGTTACCGCTGCCATTAACGGCATGGGTACCGATTGGCACAACTACATTATTCAGCCGTACACCGATGCAGCCAACCTCACCATCATTGAAACCATGCTGAGTACCAACTATCAGCCCCCTCGCCAGCAAGGCAGCCGTTTGTTTACCGCTTTCCGCGGCAGCCATGCCACCACCACCACCTTTGCCAATGGGCGCAATAGTGAGCATGTGTCATGTATCGGTACCGGCAAATCACCCGCTCCTGTCTGGATATGGGCGGCGCTCAACGGCATTATCTGTGCGGAATCACTGGTACGGCATCCGCTTAAACAGATGGTTGGCCTAAAGGTACCAGCGGTGGAGGGTTATGTGCTGGCACCTAACCATATAGACCGCTGGACAGACGTTGAGCGTAACCTCGCCATACCCGATGGCATTAGCACTTACACAGTGGGTGCGGACGGCCAGGTGTATCTTGAATGGCAGGTCTCGATGTACCAGGTAAATACGGCCGGTGTGGCAGATGATGCGCTGCTGTTGATTAATGCCACGGAATTTCGCGAGCGTGTGCGCTTTGAGAAGATTGCCACCTTTGCCCCTTATGCGCGCCATCTGTTGGCGGGCGACAATGCGCGGGTGTCACCCGGTGTTGATGTGATGCAACCGTCTGATGCCTTAGTGCTGCTGCTCGATCTCTACCGGAAACAGGAGGCAAAAGGCTGGGTGCAGGACTACGAAGGTTATAAAGAAACCTTGATTGCTGAGATTGATGTTGATGTTAAAACCCGCCTTAACATTACCGACCAACCGATGCCGGTTTACCCAATGGGTGTGACCGCCATCAACACCCAAACACGACGTTAAGGGAGCAAGCGCATGAGTTATGTGAGCAAGATAATTGTTAAGGCCGATGGCAAGTTGCATGAGACGGACCAGAAAGGGACGTTTGACCCCGGCGGTGATGTGGCCGGAGAGCCGGAGGCGATTGGCGGCAAGCTTTACCATGAAAGCACCGAGGCACCTGGGGTACTGGAAACCAATTACCTGATTACCAAGGATACCGATTTAACGCTAGTGAATAGCATGCGCGGTGCGGTGGTGAAGATTGAAATGGATACCGGCCAGCGCTACATGTTGCGCGATGCCTCGACCATTGGCACGGTGAAGTTTGATGCCTCGGGTAAGTCTCCGTGGCGGATTGCAGGCATCGCTGAAGAGATGTAGCTGGGTTTATTAGTTATTAATCAATAAAAGGAAAGATCATGAGCGAGAGCACGATTAAAGGTAGGTTTGTAAAGGGGATGAAGATTGGTAACACGGTGCATAGGAACTTTGAAATGCGAGCCGTGGCCACCATGTCTGAGCTGTTTAAGGTTGAGCAGGAGACCTCTGTGGGTGACGTGTTAAGTTTTAATGGCGCGATGATGGCGGCACAGCTAACCCGAGTGGGTGATGTTGAAGGGCCATTTTTGTTTAGCCAGATTGGTGACCTGGCCCCGGTCGATTATGACAAGTTACGCCAGGCACAGGGCGAACTAGACAAGCTGGGAAAGTAAGGCGCGCGGCACATGTGCCGTTATGGGACATGGTGCTGTTATTGGCAATGAAAACGGGCTGGTCTAAGGCGGCCATCCTTGATTTGCCAGCAGATGAGTTTAACCACTACTTGAATATGTTGACGAAAAAATAATGCAAGAACTAACGGTTGCAACAAGACTGATACTGGAGGCGCGGCAATTTAACCGAGGCATCAAGACGTCTGGCAATTCCGTGACTGACTTTACCCACAAGGCAAAAAAGGAGCTGCGTGAACTGCGCGGGATGTTCGCTGGCATTAATGGCAAGCTGGCGGGCGTGGGCGTGACGCTGGGTGGCACGGCGGTGTTGGTGCAGTCTGCCAGACTGGATAAATCACTTATCCGAATCGGCCAGACCGCCGGTGAAAACACTCAAAAAGTAAAAGCGATGCGGCGTGCGTTTTTTGAGATGACGCGCGATACCGGCCAGGGCTTAAATGGTTTAAAGGGTGGCTTTGATGACTTGATTCAGGCCGGGCTGAAATGGGGGCAGGCGTCTGCCACCATTAGCGCCATTAACCCCGCATCCGCAGTAACGGGGGCCAGCCCGCTGGTGTTGTCTGGCGGTTTAACGGTGGCGGCGGCCGCGTTTGATTTTGATCTCTCGCAACCAGGCCTTGCGGTAGAGCTGCTGGATAAAATGGTGGTGGCGGGTCGTTTAGGCAACGCGGAGTTGGAAGACCTCTCGGGTATTTTTGCCCGTGTGGGCCCCAATGCCAAACGGGCTAATCTTGAGTTCACCGAGACGCTTGGCTTCATTGAAGAACTCTCAATGATTGAGCGTAACCCGCAGCGGTTGGCGACGTTGGCAGAGAGCACGCTGCGCCTGTTTACCAATGAGACCTATAAGCGCACCGCGCAAAGAACATTAGGGGTTGAGTTCTACAATGCAGATGACTCCTCGCGCCCCGCCTTTGATGTGCTAAAGGATATCCGGGATCTTTACCAGAGCCTGGGAACCGACCGCCAGCGTGCGTCGCTTATTGAAGCGGCTTTTGGTAAGGCCGATCTGGACACTAAAAAAGGGCTGGGGCTGCTGTTTACCGGCGACGCATTAGACAATGCCGATGCCAAGATTGCGATCATTGAAGATGCCTCTGGCACCATTGCGCGAGACCTGCCGGATGCCATTAACAATGCGGTAGACCAGACCGGCAGATTAAAGGCGGTGCTGCGTGATGCGGCCGATGGTTTTGCGCAGCCGGTGAATGCAGCGGTGAGCGGCGTGATTAAGTTTTTGTTAAACAAAGAGGACGGCCTCGGTTTAAGCGGCAACCAGATCATCGGCGGCGGTGCCGCTGCGGTAACCGCTGCTGTGTTGGGGGCGAAGTATGGCGGCCCTGCACTAAAAAAACTAGGCGGCCGATTTTTGGGCATTGCCGGTGGCGTGGCCACGGGTAAGGCATTAGAAGAAGCCGCAGGTGTAACGCCCGTTTATGTGGTGAACATGCCGGGTGCAGGCATGGGGTTTGGCGGTAACGATGGCAAGCGTAACCGCGCGGGCGGGCGCAATGGCAAAGGGCTTAAACGCGCCTTTAACCTGCCGAATGAATTAACGCATCAATCGTTTTTAACTAAGGAGAGCGTGGCGCGTGGTGCCGGGTATTTAGGCGCGGCGGCCGTGGTGAATGAAATGGTTGGCTCTTTCTATGAGAACCGAATAAAGGATCGGGCGATTGAGCATCAGGCGATTGCAGACTGGAATGGCCTGTTAGAAAAATTAGGGCTGGCCGCCAACAAGATGGACGCGGCAGCAGATAAGATGGGTGAGGCTAAAGCACGCGTGCAGGTTGATATCAATCCCGACGGCGCGGTTAATGCAAAAATGACTTCTGAAGGTGAGGCGTTAGAGCTTCTGGTTAGCAATAAAGTGGTAGTCAATTAATGATTGGTCAGTTTAGTAAATTTTGGCCCATTCTCACCATCGATCCATGTGGTGGTATTGTCTGTGACCATTTGCTTAAGGCGTCCATTCCAGGCATCAAGAAATGCCTGCGTTGCAATTGTATTCGGTGCGAGTTTGATCATAGAGCTGCCAGTAAAATCTCTGATCCAGTACTCGTACACATTTGCGAACTTCGAGCCTTCTTTGCTTTCATAAAATGTGCGGTCATCCCCGTCGCGTACCATTATTTGGTGGGTATTATCTTTTTCACCAAGGTAGTAGATAACAATCATTTCACTGCTATTTCGCAGCTCGTACGCGTATTTGTAGCCATCATTAACCGCATAGTAATGATCTCGCTTCTCTTCTGCGCTCACGCTACCCACAAAAACAGCCAATATCAGTATCATAAATTTCATCGTTTCACCTTCTGTTCTTTATATCGTCAGTACAGGATATCACTATGAGCTGGCGAGAGCGACTGACTACCCTTGATGGCGAGAGTGCCTTTGCCGGTGACTTCCGTGGCGCGGTGTTTTTAGTGCGCTCAGGCATCGCCCAGCTTGGGCGTAAAAATGAACTGCACGAATACCCCCTGAGCGATATTCCGTGGGTAGAAGACAGTGGCCGCAAAACGCGCAAGTTTAAAGACCAGCTATTTGTGGCGGGTGACAATTACGACATTGACCGCAACGCGCTGATGGAGGCATTTGAAAAACCAGGCCCTGGCCTGCTACAACACCCCTTCTTTGGCCAGATGCAGGCCTCTGCCTTTGAGGTGGAGGTGACTTACAGCAGTGTTAAGTCTGGCATGGCGCGCTTTACATTGACGTGGGTGGTGGGCGGGGAACTTGTTTTCCCATCTGTGACGGTCTTGACAGCAGAGGCGACAAAAAAGGCCGCTGAAAAAACCATTGCGGAATCAAAGGCAGAATTCAGTGAACAGTTTGATGTGCTGGGGCAGGCCGCAGACGCAGTGCAGAATGTGGTTGATGAGGTAGCGGCGACGATGGCGGCGGTGGACGATGCGATCGGTGATGTGACCGGGCCGATATCGGACATGATCCGCGCCCCGGCTGAGATGGCAGGGGCTGTTTTGGGCGGGATTAACCGCATCCGCACAACAATCACTGGCCCCGGGCGTGCGTTCGGTATTTATAAAGCGCTGTTTAATGCGGGTTCAAATACCACTTACCCCACTGTGACGGCTAGCCAGCGTAGGACAGCGGCCAACATTGAGGCGTTGCAGCACCTGGTGCAGCGGGCTGCCATTGCCGAGGCCGCTAACATCACGGCCGACAGGCAGTATGCAACCTCCAACGATGCGCTGCGTGATGCCGATGATCTGGCCGCCGCAATCGATGCCCACACATCTGGTGAGAGCGTGGTGGATGGCGCACCGATTAATGATGCGGTTTACGGTGCAATGAGTGACCTGCGTGCCGCTGTGATGGTTGATCTGCGTGAGCGCGGTGCGCAGCTACCTAAACTCACCAGCCACACACCGGCCGCCACGTTACCCGCGCTGGTGCTTGCTTATAATATCTATGGGGATGCGGCGCGCGCGGATGAGCTGATTGCGCGTAACCGTATTGCGCACCCTGGTTTTGTGCCCGGTGGTGAGGCATTGGAGGTTTTAACCGATGCCTGATGTCGCACTTAAGATTAATGGCAAGCTGTACCGAGGCTGGAAAACCTATAAAGTGCGCCGCAGCGTGCAGATGATAGCGGATAGCTTTGAGGTTTCTCTGACAGAGGCGATTGATGGCGGTGTTAGGTGGTTAATTGATACCGATGACGTCTTTGATTTGCTGGTGGATAATGAGCGGGTGATGAGTGGGCGCATTGATGTTTTTGAGCGCGCTTATAATATGGTAAGCCACCGCGTGACCATTAAGGGCCGCAGCCATCTGCGTGACCTGCTGGACTGCTCGGGTATTCACGCGCCGTGGATGGAGCAATCGTTTGTACAGTTGGCAACGGTGGTGTGTGGCTTGTTCGGCTTAAAAGTGGTTGTTGCGCCCGGTTTAACCGATATCGATGCGAAATTCCCAAAGGCTAAGGTTGATCCAGGCGAAACCTACATGGAGTTTTTAAAGCGCCTGGCAGATGAGCGTGGTGTGATACTCACCGACACTCCGGAAGGCAATCTATTAATCACCCGCGCCGGGTCAGAGACGGCACCCACCGCGTTGGTGTTGGGTAAAAACATCCTCAGCGCAAACGCAACCAATAACGTGCGTGATCGATTTTATAAATACATTGTGATTGGCCAGAGTGATCAGCCGTGGAAATCCGACGACCCAGAAAATGCCATACAGGTGAATGCTGAGGTCATTGATGCGGGCATGGTGCGGCAGGCGCGCACCAAGGTGCTTGACCCCGATGATGCGGTGGCGCTGGAAGATGTGACACGTTATGGCGAGCGCGAGCGCAATGCGCGTTATGGCGAGAGCCAATCGGTCACTTATATGGTAAGCGGCTTTCGCCATAAAGAGGGTTTGTGGCAACCGAATACCCTGGTCTATGTAGATGACCCACGCTCACGTATTAAAGGTGAGCGCTTGATTGTGGACGTTGAGTTCTCGCACAGCAAAAAAAGCACCACCGCGATTACAGTGATGCCAAAAGAGGCACTGGATATTGTGCCGCTACCACGGGCGGTGGATGACAACGCGTTTGTTTTCCCTGTGGCTGCATCATGAGTCGCGCCTATGAACGTCTGTTTGCACGTGGTCGCCGACGGATGGCCAACATGATAAACCGCGCTGAAATTACCGGCGTGGATACTAGCCGCAGCATCACGCGACTACAGATTAAAACAAAAGCAGGCCTGCCTGATGATGATGTGCCGTACCTTGAAGCCTATGGGTTTTCAAGCACTCCACTGGTGGGCGGTGAATGCCTGGTTATTTCTTTTGGCGGGTTTAGTGCCGCTATCTTTGCCTTCGACCGTCGCTATGCGATTAAAGGCAAGGCTAACGGTGATGTGGTGATCTACGATAATCGCGGCCAAAAAATAACGCTACACGAGGCGGGGGTGACAATCGATACACCGTTAGCACTTACCGTGAACGCTGCTGATTCAACCTTTAACGGCAACATCAAAGCCACCGGCGATATTGCAGCCGATGGCGATGTGAGTGACGGCACCGGCAAGATGCAGGGTATGCGTGATGTTTATAACCCGCATACCCATCCTGAAACAGGATCAACCACGCAGGCAACGCCTGCGCAGATGGTGTAACGATGACCTTCTCATTAACACAAGACGACCACGGCACCTTTGATCTATCGTTCGATGGCTCTGCTTTAGAAACTGAAATAATCATTAGTCTGTTTACTGATGCCCGCGTGACTGATGATGAGCTGCCCGAGGGTGATAATGACAAACGCGGCTGGTGGGGTGAGCCTATCGGCTCTAAGCTCTGGTTATTAAAGCGCGCCCTGGCAACAAAGGAGACGCTTGATCGTGCAGAGAGTTACAGCGCCGAAGCGCTGCAACGTTTAGTTGAGATCGGCCTTGCTCGCGAGATTAATACAAAAGCGCGGTGGTTGAATGCTGGTGTTATGTTGCTGGAGATTGAGGTGGTTAAACCGGACGGCGACACCCTGTCGATTAGATTTAAAGATATGTGGAGTGATCAAGTAAATGTCGTTCAGTAGGCCGTCGTTTGATGTATTAAGAGTCCGTATACAAGCGGATATTAACGCCAGATTGCCGGGCATGGCCGATTCGCTGCAGCTTGTCTTCGCTTATGTATTGGCCGGTGCTTTTCATTTGCAATATGGTTTTTTAGTCTGGATAAGCCGCCAGATTTTGCCCGACACGGCAGATGAGGGATGGCTACTGCGGCATGGTGATCTGCGCGATATACCGCGCACACCGGCAACAAAATCGCAAGGTGATGTTGTCTTTACGGGTACGGACGGTTTTAATGTACCGGCAGGAACAAGGTTGCAGAGTACCGAAAGCGTCGTGTTTGTTACCGATGCCCTGGTAACGATTGCGGCTAGTACTGCCACTGTATCGGTTACCGCTCTTGATGCTGGTGTGGGTGGCGTCATGTTGCCCGGTGTGCCGTTAACACTTACCCAGCCAATCGCAAATATTAATAGTACTGCGATTGTCGATGTTGCCGGGTTAACGGGCGGCGCTGATCAGCAGTCAATCGATGACTATCGCGTGCCAGTCCTTGCCCGCTGGAAACAGCCAACGCAGGGTGGTAACTCAAACGACTATCTTATATGGGGTAGCGAAGTTGCGGGGATAACCCGCGCGTGGGTATACCCGCTAGAGAATGGCGATGGGACATTGGTGGTGAGGTTTATGATGGACAACACTTATGGCGACGGCATTCCGTTGCCAGGCGATGTTGCTACGCTGCAAGCCTATCTTGATATAAAGCGCCCTGTAACGGGTATTGCCACGGCTGCCGCACCAACACCAAAACCAATCAATATGACGATCTCGGTTACGCCCGACACCGCGCAGATTCGGGCCGATGCTGAGGCTGAAATTAACGATCTATTTCGTCGTAGAGGGAAGCCGGGTGGCGGCATCTATCTATCGCAAATAAATGAGGCGATATCGATATCGGAGGGCGAAGAGGATCATGCCATTACTGGCCTGGTAGCAGACGTCACAAGCTTGCCCAGTGAAATACCGGTTGTGGGTGTAATTACATGGCTATGAGTGCAATCGATTATCGTGACCAGTTATTAAACCTGCTACCGCGTGGCCTTGCGTGGACGCGCAGTGTTACATCAGTAATGGCTGCACTGATGCACGCCGTGGGTGATGAGTTTGCACGGCTACATCAGCGTGCGCTCGATCTGCTGGAAGAGTCAGACCCGCGCACCACCACTGAATTGCTACCAGACTGGGAGCGTAACCTAGCGGTACAAGATCGATGTAGCAATGATGTTGATCCCTCGATTGAAGAGCGCCGCGCGATTGTTACGGGTAATTACCTGGGCATCGGTGGCCACAACATCCCTTACCTAATTAGCGTTGCATCGCGCATGGGGTTTGATATCTCTATCGTGGATGGTGTCACGCCACATCACTATGAAATCGTTGTACCAGGCGTAGAGGTGCAGCGCTTGAGCGTTGGCGTCGGCCCCGGTCACCAAGTAGGTGAGCCACTGCGCACCTACGGCACTGAAAAAACACTCGAATGTATTTTTATGACAAAACTTAACCAGGCCCACGCAGTGCCTACTTTCACTTACGGCGCGGCAGCAGATTACTCAATTACATACGATTACGAGGTGCAATTAAATGCATAAAATAGGCGATGATACCGGCACGGCTGATGGCAATGGTGAGTTTAAGGAAGCGCCAGCATCAACCGATTTGCGCTCGGATTATATGAATACCCTACAGCGTGAGATGGTGGCGGTTGTTGAGGAATATGGCGGTGAAACTTTAGACCCTGCTAATGATAAGCAGATATCAGAGGCGCTGAAGAAGCGGCAGTTTGGGCGCGCTCACAACAGCCCTGCAGCCGCTATGGCGCTAGGGCTGACCTATGAGCAGGATCGCGCCAATCATACTGTCACTGACCCCGGTGGTATTGTTCAGGGTGTATATTATGGCGCTGGATTTATTTGGGTGACGAATTTCATTGCCGAGTCGCTATCAAAGATAGACCCGGTCACGATGACCATCGTAGCGACTTATGATTTTGGCGCTAGCCGTCCAAATGGCCCGATGGTGAGCGATGGGACATATTTGTGGGTGACGTGTGACGACTCGGGTAGTCCTGACCCTGTGTATCGCATCACCATTTCTGATGGTACGATTACTGGCCCTATCACTGTGGGTGCTTCGCCTCAGTCGATAGTCTATGCTAATGGTTTTATTTATGTAGCTAATATAACAACGGACAACATATCCAAAATTGATCCGGCAACGGCGACTGTCATCTCAACGATCGCGTTAGCGGCTGGAGCGTCGCCTTGGGGTATGTGTTATGACGGCACGCACGTTTGGATAGCTAATAGCGCTAATGACACGATGTCTTTGCTCGCCCCTGCGGATGATAGTCTCTCAAGTTTTGGATTGCCCGTTGGAGATTCGCCTGCATATCCGATATTTGATGGGCGGTCTGTTTGGGTATGCGCGCGCGGGCGCTCGTTGTTGTTGCGGATCGATTTGGTAACAAAAGCGATCCTGGTTGCGCTGCCATCAGAAAGTTCTGCTGGCGAAATGGTTTTTGATGGCTATTCTCTCTACAGTAACGCATCATCCACGTCAACGTTGCTTGTGTGGGATAATCTAATGTGGAGTCGCTCGCAATCACTAATTGGCTCGTGGAGTGCAGGCGTCACGTTTGATGGCCGGTATATTTGGTATGGCATTGGTGGTGGTGTGACTCGGATGTTAGTGCGATGA